CATTGACCGTGATGTTCGCTCCGCCACCCATTGCGTGGTTCGGCGTAATGTTCCCAGACGACGACGGTGTAAACAACTCTGGCCCGCGCTCACCCACAAGATAAGTCGAGCCACCAGCGACCGGACCACCGCTTGCTCGAGTGCCTGAAATACCAGCAAGCGTTAAAGCGTCAAACTCGCTTAGACCGCCGAACTCGGCACCCCGGGCAAGATACCTTGCGTACTCAAGCGCAGCTGCTGAACCCTGAGTTTTGAACCTAAACAAGATTTCCTTGGACGAGATGCCGTCCATTGTTCCCGATATCCCAGCAAGGACGCCTGCATAACTAGCGAGCTTGGCTTCGTAGTCATCAATGTCGGTTTGGGCACCTGTGCCGAACGCTTTAGCAGCTGCGGCTTCAAGTTCGGCTAGATCAGTCTTAGCGTTGTCGAGTGCAACTTCCCGATCTAATGTTCCGGTCAGGTTCTGCCATGCGGTATCAGCGTTAACGATTGCGACACTGGCGTTACTTGCCGAGGTCGCCAAATTGTCTAATGGTGTTTTAGCGTTTTGGATTGCTGTCTTAAACGCTCCAGCGTTAATACGACCTTCGTTTATAACACCAGCCAACTCGCTTAACTGTTCTTCGGCTTGCGTTCCGTTACCAACAATGTCTTTAAAAAATTCAGTAACGACTGCATCAAATTCTAAAGCCTTAGTTGCTCCGTTAGCCAACATCGTTGTTAATGGAATTAGTCGTTGACCAGACTTAACTTGCAGATCATCAACCGAGTCACCAAGATTGTCCATAGCGGCGCGGTACTCTCGAGCCATTCGCAGTTCTTCTTCAGAAATAACCTTTTGTTCTGATACCGCCGTTAGCGAAGCGTTCAGATCGTCTGCACCCATCTCAATAAGTTCCGCCATGGACTGCCAGCCCTTACCGAGAAGCTGAGCCGCAACCCTTGCTTTTTCTGCTGGGTCCTTAATCTTTTTCAGTCGGTCAATCGTGTTAAGAAAAGTTTCGTTGACGTCTAACGAACCGTCTTTTAAATAAACAAGGTCTACGCCAAGATTGCGAACCTTGTCAGGGTCGGCACCGATTGTCTTATTGAGACGACCGATAGCACCTTCAACGGCGTCAATTGGAATTCCGATATCGCCAGCCGCTTCGATATAGCGTGACGCGTCCTCAACAGCCAAACCAGTCGCATCAGCGAATTTGCCCGCTGATATTGCCATGTTTTGAAACGCTGTGATTCCATCAGCGACAAACTTGCCGACTGCGGCACCAGCTGCAACAGCAAACGTAGAAGCATTAGCGGCAACAGCATCTAAAGCGACTTTTGACCCAGCTTTAAATTTGCCCATGCCACCTTCGGCTTGACCGACAGCAGCTTTGAAGTCGTTGAAAGCAGCTTTAGCGTTTTTAATGCCCGTATCTTCAAGACTGGTAATGATCGGAATGTTGATTGCCATTAGCGAATCCTTGCCATCTCTTGGTTTGCTTTAAGAACCACGGCCCTAATCGTGGAATCCATTTCTCGTTCAATCATAGACATTGAATCCGCGGCTTTAGCCCACATGAAACGCGACGGCTGACCGGGTAACAAACTGGCAAACATCGGACGCCGATATTTAGTTTCACGCTTAGACGACGATCCTCCAGCCCTACCAGCCATGTCTACAATCGCCACAGGCGCGCCCTTAGTCGTAATACGAACAATGTTGACAGGGACACTCATACGGGGCTCGTTGAGGTTCCTGCGGGGCTTACGGCTGTCAATCTTGATGACCGAGTTCTTGCGGTTACTCCACCCGGTACGACCGTTGTGAGCCATTCCCGACAGCGGAGGCGACGACGGAATCGACTGGTTAATTTCAGCCAGCAACGGTTTCAAAATATTGCGAATGTCTTTGTTCAATTCACGCTTTAAAGCAGGGTTGATTTTGCCAAGTTCTCTCAGCGTTTCGCCCACTCCTTTCACCTGAATTGTCATCGCTTGCTCTCGTTCTGTTCAATAATCAACCTGACCATTTCGTCAATGATCTGGGCTGGTGTTTCCATCAGATCCAACGGACTGATGCCTGTACGAACAGCGAGCTGCGCGATCAGGTTTGTGGCTCTTCCTGCGGGCCCTGTTTGGCTTTTGGGAGAAACGTAATATCCATGACGTTCTCAACCCAAGTGCTAAACAACGGAACCACAATCTTCTTGGTTCGTAACGCATCCCAAGCCAACCATGCGAGAGGCTTGAACTTCATGTCTTCTAAAAAACGGCCCACGGAGAGCGTGGGGTGGTGATCTTCCCACCTACACGCAACTCCGTAAGTGATCGGTGCTTCGAATGTTTCACCGTCAACCATTTCTACTTTTAATGTCATGCCAATCATGTCGGGGTCCTTTGGTTAGTTGTTGATTACGGGCTGGTGACGTCGCGCACCCAAGTGCCGCCGACATAACTTACGCTGACCTGGCTCAATTCTCCCACGGTCGTGACGATCGGCGTAAACGAAGCCAACATGGCATTACTGATCGTGTATTCGGGGTTACTGGCGGACTCGGTTGTGCCTGCTGGTGAGATGACCAGAGTGGTGGTGCCGTCGCCGACCTGATCAAACAGGGTGGCTTCAATTTCGCCTGTCCCGTAGTTCATGAACATCGTCAAGGTGACGTTCACCATTTGGAGGCCTGACACGAAGCGGTGCCCGGTATCGCCGAAGGTCGTGGATTCGAGTGAGTCGTAACCGATCTCAAGCGAGGCCGCAGAGGTGTTCTGCGTGACATCCACTCCACCGATGGTGACGGTTGGGTTGGACAGGTAAACGGTTTTTGTTGTGGGCATGGTTTTTCCTTTATGGGATGCGCTTGGAAGCGATTCTGATAGTTAGGTCGTATGCGGGTAATTCTTGTGAACCGATTTGTGCAAGCGACGGTGAGCCACTTACAACGGCGATCGGGCTGTTCATAATTGTGTCCACGACGCCGAGGATGTAGTTCGCCGAGTCGCTATTGCCGGGTGGCGCGCCGAGGATTCGGAGATCAACTGTGATGTCTGCGATTTGGTTGTTGAAACAAGTGAACGTCGGTAGTTCCACGAACACGGTGAGCGGTCGTGCGTTGCGCGGATCGGTGACAGGCTTGAGTCCCAACGCTGTAAGCGACGCTGACACGGTGTCAACGGTATCCGTGAAGATGCCTGCCATTTCATGCACACTGCGATCGTTTAATGCCGAGCAACTGGTTAACTCGACCCAAGGTCATCAACGGTGGTCCTGTCATGTCACCAAACGACGCGTATGAGTCGCCAGTGGTCCCGCGTTCACGGTAGAGCCCTGCGGCGTAAAGCGTGGTTCCCAACAGCACTGAACTGTCAGGGACGGTCGTAAGACTGTCGTGGTAACCAGCCTGCACGCGACGCCTGAAACACCAAGCGTTCGCAGCTGCGACACAAGTCGTTAGGAACGCGGTGTCATTTGCCGTGGCCGACGAGATCCCAAGAAACTCTGTCACCGGGGCAGTTGATGACAACCAAGTGCAGGACTGGGTCCAAGTTACTGTTCCAGTCGCTGAAGCTCTTTGATAGTTATCGAAGTTTGATTTGACAAGTAGTTGATTCGTGATGGTGACTTCGTAATCAAATATGAAGTCACCTTCAACACTGACACCAACAAACCCAAAAGTAGGGACAGCCTGAACGATGTAAGTCGCATCAAAATTGTTTCCTACTCCTGCAACAACGATCGTTTGACCGATCGTGATGTCGGTTGCCTCAAGAGTCTGGATCACGGCGTAGTCGTCTACACGTTGTGCGTGCGTGACGGTGAATACGGCCATGATTCAGATCCTCTCGAAGTTTCCGTCTATCAGACGAAAGCAGCCTTGATGGTGAGGGTGGGGTCAATGACCTTGGATGCCCAGTAGCCACGGAACGCGATTTGGCGTGAAAGCTGTGAGGGCATTTCAACGGAAATTGCACCCTTCGCCATTTCGTAGTTTTCAAGTGCACGGGGGTCAAGGATGGTCATGCCAGCCGAGGTCAAGTTGCGGTCAACGACGACGCGCAAACCGAAAGCAAACGCGCCCTGTGTCGAAGCGACATTGAGCGAACCGTATGCGTTCATTGGGCCCACCTGTGGGAACAACGGACGGTCAGCAGTATCGGACAAACTGCCCATCAACTTCCAGACGTTCGGTGACACAGCCAAGATGGACGGCAAGTTGCCATTTGAACCAGTCAAGATGTCAGCAGCTGCGGTGTACATCCACTCAACCCAGTATGCCGGGTCAGCAATTGATGCGTTAGCAAAGTTGTTGCTGTTGGTGGTGCCAGTCTGCAATTCCGAGCAGGCGAGCAAGTCGGTGCGGTCTGCGTACACGCGAGCCATGTCGTCAAGCAACGGTCCGAGTGCTTCAGGCTGTGACCAGTCGATTGCGGCTTCGCTGATTTCAACATAGCCACCCTGAATGGTCTTGGTGATCTGAATGTCGTCAATGCCGAAAGCCGACGCGGTGATGGTCGTGTTCTGTGTGGCAGTACCCACTGATCCATGAACATTCACTACAGGGCGGATGAAGACTGAGCCTCCCTGAGGCATGGGTCGAAGCGTGGTGGCATCAACGAGAGGGCGCGAGCCGACAAACGAGTTGAACACATTTTGGATGATGGGGGTTGGGATCACACCGGGGATGTCAGGCGTGGTCACGTTAGGAGCTGCGGCGCGAATGTTTTCGTTGAGTTGTGCGAAATCGCTTCCTCCACGAACGAAAGCCGAAATGTATTCGGACATTGACGGCAATTTGAATTCGCGCTTGGCGGTTGCATAGATCGGTTGAGTCGCGATTGCGGCTTCAACGCTTGTGGGTTCTGACATGGTTTCATCCTCCTCGGATGGTGTTGTTGGGGTTGTTTCTGTTGGGATTTCTTCTTCGGGTTCGTCGGCCTGAGCAACTAGGTCGCGTATTTCTGCGCCCGAGAACGCTGGCACGGCGACCAAAGACAATTCGACTAGCGAAGCACGGGTGACGACGGTGGCTTTTAGTTCTTTGTCGTAGTACGACTCCTGGACCTCGGCACCAACTGAGACTGCATCGTAAGCACCTGAGCGGATCAATTCTACGGCGTCCGCGCTGGCTCTCGTTTTTGCGAAGGTCGCAGTGAAGCCCAAGCCCTCTTCAAAATCGGCAAGAGCGTTAACGGTTCCGCGTAACTGCGTAAGGTCGTGCCCTTCTATGAGCTTCGCGGCTTTTTGATTGATATCAAAAGCGCCTCGCTCAAATGCCACACGCTGACCGCCTAAAACGGTTGCGGTGACTGGTGCCCACGGGACTGCAATGCCAGATATTGACGCAGGTGCGTCTTCTTCCGATTTTGCGAAGTCAACTGTGGGTAGATCGGCTGTAAGTCGAATCATGCCATTTCCTCTGATCTGCGTTCTTCTGCTGACGGTTCGTAAGCAACATTTGCTAAGTCGTTTTCTGCGAGGTAGTCCTCAACATCAAATTCGACATAACGGCCACGGGGCAAAATGTTGTTCATTGACAATGTTTGTTCAATGCAATCTAAATATTGTTTTGCGCCGAACAAGTAAAGGTCTTGTCGTGCCGACTGTGCGTTTTGGTATGTGTAGCCCTGCACGCCGATTCCCAAAAGGTAAGCGGGGACCCCGCACACCCTTGACGTTTCGAGTGCTTGGAACTGGCGGGCTTCCACTAATTGCAACTTGTTCGGGTCCGCGGAAAATTCTTTAAATGTGATCACGCTGTTTAGCGCGCCAATGGCACCTACCTGTCGAGCGTTACGCCAAGCAGCTGCGAGTTCTGAAAGGTCCTCGGCTGACATTGGTTCGGATGCGTCGGTTTGCTGAAGCCACCCGGCAGCAATCTCGTTGACTGCGAAACGATCGGCGGATTGTTGAAGCTTGATTGCTGTAGCAATTGCGCGATTGCCCGTATAGAGCAAACCTTGCGACGGTGCCAAAAATTGGATGACGTCATCAGTGTTGAGTTGAACGCCGTTAAACATGATGTCGTTAGACGGTCCGAAACGCTGTGCGGTCTGCTGGTCGCCCAGACTGATCATTGCGGCGGGTAGCCATTCAAACGAAAGCGGACGGCCAGTAGCGGACGACCGTGAGGTGACATACCAAAAGCCCTGCCCCCACAAAATAAGGTCGGTTACCAGTTGCGAAAAAATGAAGTTTCGAGTCACGCGAGGATCGGGCTGATCCATCCATGATTCGTTCTCTAAATAAATTTCTTCGTATTCTTCACCCGTCCACTGGGTGGTGTAATGCTTAAGTTCCAAGCAGCCGACCATTGACGCGATCATCTGAATTGAACGCGCGATGGTCGGCACAGACAAAGCGAGTCGTTGCAACTCCCCGACAGAGTATGCGTAGTAGTCGCCAATCTGCGCAGCTGAACCAGCTGCTGCCTGAACGGGAGCAGACGCAAACGCGGGGGTCGCATTAACTTTCTTGCTACCGAAAAGAGCCATCGCTTCCGAGTCTCTCACAGATATTTCTTGTATGTAAGTACCCCTAGCCGAAAGCAAAAGAGGCTTTGTTAGACCTGACTGGTTTGGACGCAAGCATGATTCCCCACACTGCGCACCGAGCGAGTTCTATGGGTCCGGGTGACTTCTGCGAACTGAGCACGATAGACCCGCCCGTTTTGACGGCCACGGCTCGAGCAAGATGTTCGGCCAGTGCAATATCGCCAGTGTGGTTGACGCGATCTTCAACAATCATGGCGCGACAAGCTGCAGTCCATTTTAACAATTCGGCGTAGCCAACGATTTGCATACGACGACGCAAGTCTGGGGGACAGTGAATTTCTAGCGATGGGGTGACAGCAAGTTTTACGGTTTGGTCGTGCATGATCCGCACAACTTCTTCCCACATTTGTGCAGCTGACTCGACGACGAACGCGACTGAGACGATGACGCGACCGTCGTCAAAAGCGGTTGAGATTCCGACGTAGCGTGAGTCATCTACGCTTGAGTCAATGGTGAGCCACTGGGTCGGTGGTGCTGGTCGGTCGGATTTGCGATCATTCCATAGGTTTATTGGCAAATAACTATTAGTGCTATCTACCCATAAATTTAGATGGCCGCGTACGAAACTTTGACGGTTCGGTGAGTCGTAAGCCAACTCCAAAGCTTTCATCGTGATCGTCGTCCCCAGCGCAGGATTAGCCCAACCCCAATAACTGCGATCCTCAAGACTTACCCCGGGTGGCAATGACCATTCAGCAAAATAAAGCGCAGTCGGCTGGCCCGAGTCAATCGCCGCAATGCCTTGCTCTCGAAGTTGCAACAACACCGTTGAACTTTGATCGCCCGCAGTAGAGAACATCATCATCATCGGATTCTTGACCGCGATCTGTGAAGGACGCAGGGCTGTAAAAACAACGTCGGGACCAATATCCCACACCTCGTCCACCAGCAAAACTGACGCAGTTAGGCCGTGCGCGTGAGCTGACGCCGCGACCACTGAAATAGATGAGCCGTCTGGGAAGTTGATCCGCTCGTCACCGTTCTGCCAACGAACCTTCATTTCAAACTTGCCTTCAAGGTCGCGGACGACATCACGAAACAAGGCCATACTTCGGCGCTTTTGGTTAGCGACAATGACGATCGTCTGAGGCTCCCGTCTAAGAGCTGCGTACTCGGTTGCGAAAAACCCTGCGCAGGCCCTCATGACCAAACTTTTTCCACACTGGCGCGCTGTGGATACACATGCTTCACGAAACACGAAGTCGCCGTCAGCATCCACAGTCAACGCGTCGTTACAGATCCGCTTCTGCCACTCCATGAGCTCAATATTGAGCACGCGCTTCGCCCACGCAGTTAGGGCAGGACCAAAACTCTCGCCGGGTGGAACAGGCGTGACCAACCTCGGCTCGATACGACCAGATATGACTGAACCACCGCTGGTTCGGGCTGGTTCCTGCTGGTTCAGGCTAGTTGAGGGTATTTTAGAAGAGGGGTTCGGGG